ATTCAATATTATTGTGAACAAAATAATATAGAAGTTGAAACAATTGGAAAACTTGTTCAAGGTGCCTTAAAGCAGAAAGTAAGAGAAGAGGCAGAAGGTTTGCATTTTTTTCCAAAGACAACTAAAATACCTGGACTATGATCAAAGTGGAACCTTACGAATGTTACAAGGAATATCTTGCTATCAAAAGACATTTTCAATCACCTTCTTATGATTACTTCAAGTATGATGGTAAAATAAGAACATCTAAAGTAACATTCTCAAAACGTAAAGACAATTTTCTATTCGCAAAACTTGCAAAAACATATAAAGATGAAGAGATCAAAACATTCTTTGTAGCAAATTTTGTAGACAATGAAAACTTTTGGATTACAGATACATTAACAGAACAAGCCGAAGTCTCATATAGAGATTGGCAAAAAAGAATTCAGAGTTTATCTTATATGTTCAATAATGACATTGATAAACTATTGGATGAGCATGAGTTTGATGAAGTCTTTGAGGTAAAAGATGGACAACATCCTATTTTACTAAAAATGTGTATTGCTAAATACTTAATGATTGAGACTTTTATTATACTTAATGCTTTGGTAAATTTTGTGCCTAGATGGAACAAACAGATTTCAGAGAAAATAATCTGGCCTGAGTTTCGTAAAAAGGTGCAAAAGTATTCTCCATTCTTGGAGGTGGATAAGACGAAATTTCGTACAATACTACGAAAGAAACTTGACATATCGTAATATATGTGTTACAATATGTCTTTTAATATAATCAATATAACGAAATAAGGAGTAATATGTCGTTTGCAAATCTAAAAAAGTCCCGCAATGATTTCATGAAAAAGTTAAATGATGAAATCAACAAAGTAAACAATCCCGAAACAGAAACAAAGAACTATACAGATGATCGAATCTGGAAAGCAGAAGTCGATAAGTCTGGTAATGGTTATGCCGTCATTCGTTTCCTTCCTCCATGTGACGGTGAAGATGTTCCTTGGGCGAGAGTATTCAATCATGGTTTTCAAGGTCCAACAGGACAATGGTATATCGAAAACTCTTTGACTACAATCGGTAAGAAAGATCCTGTTTCAGAGTACAATCGAACTCTTTGGAACTCTGGTATTGAAGCCAACAAAGAAATTGCTCGTAAGCAAAAGAGAAGATTGACATACTTCTCTAACATCTATGTTGTGAGTGATCCAAAGAACCCTCAAAACGAAGGTAAAGTTTTTCTCTACAAGTATGGTAAGAAAATTTTTGATAAGATCAATGACTTGATGAATCCTGAATTCGAGGATGAATCTCCAGTAAATCCTTTTGATTTCTGGGAGGGTGCAAACTTTAAGTTGAAGATTCGTAAAGTTGAAGGTTATCAAAATTATGATAAGAGTGAGTTTGAGAAACCCGCACAACTTGTAGAAGATGAGGCTGAACTTGAAAGAATTTGGAAGACACAATATAAGTTGAATGAGTTTACTGATGACTCAAATTTCAAGACTTTCGAGGAACTTCAAGAACGATTGAATACTGTTCTTGGTCTTGATTCACCAAAGGTGACTCAAATGTATAAAACTGCTGAGCCATCTACTACACCAACTGAGAAGCCAACTACGGCTGAAGATTATGCTGGTGAAACAACTGGTGAAGAAGACGAAGAGATGTCGTACTTTGCTAAACTAGCCAACGAGTAATCTATAAAACATCTATGCCAGTGCCGTCATCATGTTTAGAGAACTGGTGGTAGGCATTTCTCTCACGGTGTTTTCCGTGTTTTGATATGAGTATGAGTTATTGATTACTGGCATAGATGTTCCTCCACCTTGTCCCATCATAATAGGAATCATAGAAGTCATAGTTTGATTTTCTCTTTGAGTTGCAATAGTCTCTGCTAACCTTGCAAGATTTTTATCACTCATAATATATTCTGCGGTATTTGGTTTTTCTGCTACAAGAGCAAGTGTTGGTTTACGATATACTTGGGCGCCTCTTGCATTTTCCTTTACTTTAATAACTCCTTTATCAATCATTTCTTGTTTGGCATTTTGATAATCGAGAACACCACCTCCAAATATAGATTGAAGTGGTGCATTCATGTCTACTTGCTTACCTAATACACCAAAACCTTGCGTGTCAAGTCCTAAACCATACTCTTTTATAAACGGCATAATAGCATCAATTTTATCTTGTCTTGATTTAAGATCTGCGAATGCATCTAAATTGATATCAACAACTTTTCCAGAGGTATCACGTTTTAATAAATTTCCTTTATTTGCTGACTTTGATTGTGCAAGGAATTGCAATAGGGCAGAAAAGTTTTGTTCATCAACACTTTTGTCACTGTTTGGATCAAATGTTAATCCTTTATCTTCTCTAAATTGATCAAATTGTTTTCTCATTTTACCATCACCTAAATCTAAAAGATTTTCGCCAAATTTCATTTTAGATTCTTTTAAGGCCATTTGCGATAATATTTCATCGGCTCTATCATCTCCAAAAAATGCGGAAATCCCAAGATCTAATTTCTTAAAAAATGATCCTACTGCATCAGTTGTTACGTCTAAAAGTCCTGCTCCAGCATTACCTTTTCTAATATTATCATCAACTGCCTTATATGCAAGTCCCAAAACTGCACCGGCAACCATGCCAGGTATACCAAATGGTCCAAGTGCCGCCAAACCTAATCCAGTTAAAGCGGCATCAGCAGTTGATATTCCACCATGATCTGTAGAAAATAAAAATTTACTTATTTTACTAGATATACCTGCATCATCTTTTGATGGTTTCATGCCTTGTTCAATTGCTCCTAATACAGGTCCGATAATCATGGCGGCTAAGCCTACTCTCATACCTCTCATACCAAATAATCTTAAACCTTTTCCCTTTACTATCTTTTGTTTTGCTATTGCCTTTCCACCATATACTCCAGCGAGTGCCGCCATACCAGCAGGTCCTGAGAAAAAATCTCCTATACTGCTTACAAGAGTTTCGGTTTTGTCTGCACCAATACCTCCAACTAATGCACTTACTGCACCACCAAGTATTGCACCTGCAACTGCACCTTTTGGACCAGCCGTTGCAAATCCTACACCTGCTCCTGTCAGCATTGAAACACCAGGATCATCCTTAAAAAGTGTTACAACTCCTTTTGCAATCGCATCGCTTAAATCTCCACTACCACTATATTCATTTAGACCTTTGCTTACTGCATCCCAAACTGCGGGTGCTACCAATGCACCTGCAAAAAGTTTACCCATTTTCATACCAAATGTTGGCGAAAATCGTAAAGCACCTATTGCAGTCTTAAAGAGACCTGCTCCTGCAGTGCCTAATAAACCAGTTGCTAAAAAATTGCTAAAGACACCCATTAGTCCTTTACCTCTTAACGCTCCTTTTGTAGCATCTATTGCACCTTTTAGACCTTTACCCTTTTTGCCAACAACTTGTTCAGCATCTTTTCTCGTTTCCATCTCATTTTCAAGTCTTCTTCTTGCTTCTGCTCTGTCTTGTTTAAGAAAATATGCTTGAAGATTTCTTATGCTTTTTGTAGTTTGTTGTTGTGCTTCAAGTTGACCTTGATTTTGCTCTTTAAGAGTATCAATAAGTTGTGCAAACTCCATTTTATTGAGTGTTTTTCTAGCCATTTTATCTCTGATTTTGTTGGTCTCTCAACCTTTCGTTTTCTTCTTTTATATGTTGTATCAATAATTGTACATAAACTTCTCTCTCAAATGGTATCATATTATCTAATTCTGTTAAACTATATTTATGGTGTTGCATCAAATTAAAGTTAGTCATATAATGATTCTGAAGACTTTCGTGACACAGGCTTATGCGAAAAAATCTTCAATTCCAGTTAATACGACATGTTCTTTGCAACCACACTTTTCACATGTGTAATCAAATTCATGTCTGAGATATGGCATAGTTTGGAAAAAATTTCTTATCTTATTAAATTGTAATGTACTTAAACTATTAAGAAATTCATACAATTCTTCTTTTGTATGATCTTCAGCATAAAAAATTTCATCGCCTTTGTAAATCATTTCTATGCTCTCAGAAACAATATCAAAAATTACATCTAATGCAGATTCGTCTTGCAATGAAATAATTTTATCATACATATCAAAACCAGGATAACTCATTGTCAAACCTATATCCGATGTCAAATCAATTTTTTTATTATGACCTGGTAATTGTTCTGGTTTAATTCCTTTTAGATCAATTTCTATTTCTTGAATATGCTCACAGTGTTCATTGTTTGAGTTTAACTCATCAGGATGCTTAAATCTTAAAATAGAATTTTCTCCCACTGATTGACTTCTAATATTCAAGAATAAATATTGTATATCAAAAAGAGGTAATTTTTCAATATCTACCTCCCCCATCACGCAACTTGAAATGATTTGTTTCATTGATCTCATCATTTCTTTTTCATTACCACTTTCTAATGCCATCAACAAAATCTTTTCCTCTTTCACCAAGAACGGACGAAACTGAATAGTTTCTCCAGTTGATGTAAGAGTTAATTCATGAGTTGGTGCATTAAGCACCGGTAAAGCCATAATATCTCCTTGTTAGCCTGTGTCACGATTATCAATCAAACCTATTAAGTGCATCATTATCTGCTAATTCATCTGGCGCATGAGCAATTCTTTTCCATTTTCTATACGAAAATGTCACCGAAAATTTAGCATAATCATTCATCTGTCCATAACCAACATTAATAGCACTCACGTTAATAGGAAATGCTTCTAAGTATTCAACTTCATACATTATTTCATTCATGTCATTTAATAGTTGTAAATTAATACTACCTATAAGACTGTCATAATATTCTGCATTAAATGTATCTTGATCAACTATATAATTAGCCCAATTGTCAAATAATCTTTTTTCAATCAAATAATTATCCGAACACATAAATGTAAATGTTGAATCAATAAATCCTAAGTTATAAGGTATTTTTCTTATTGGTCCATATAATCTTGCCTCACTTGTTGTAATTGTTTTTCCTGGTAATTCTGCACTCTCAACACGCATTGATAATGTTTTTGTATCAATTGGCGGTGAAAGTGGAGGAAAGATCATAGCAACATATCTGTTTACTGGTACAGGATTAAAACCGGTTTTGAGATCTGTAATTTTTCCTATGTCTATCATTTTATCATGCTCCTACTATCTCCCCAAACTACGAGTTTGCTTTCTTTCTTAAAACGTTCTGTAGGTAGAAACAATGCTATTTCTCTTTCATCATCTGCAATCTCAACGACCTTAGAACTTATGTGTTTGTACAAATATCTTTTGACTGTTGGTTTTACTTCTTTAATTCTTGACAATGCTTTCCAATTAATACCTCGTGCTTTATCGATCTCATCCATTAACTTTGCTCTCAAGAGAGGAGGTAGATAGTGCATATTACACCCAATGAAACCATTTGGCTTAAAATCAAATACAAGAACAAGAGGAAATCTATCATAGTATTTTAATTCTTTCTTATATTTTGGATCATAAAAATATGCAAACATGGACCC